AGTGACGCTTTTCGATAGAGCTAGCATCCTGAATCCGTCTGCGGGGTGTGAGTTCTCATCATGGGCCGGTTCGGAGCTAAAAACCTTCGCCTCATCGTCCCATTCGTAGTGATACGCCTCAAGGCGCTCTAACCCCTTGACAACATGCGGGTTTGCCGTATTAAACCACACTACGGGCAGCATTGCACGAACCGCCTGTATTCCCATCGCTACCCGCATATTGGGGACGATATAGGGAACGAGTTTCCGGGCAATAAATCGGTCTTGCGCGGAATACTTGGTTGCAAAGGTCTTGTTTTTGGCATCATGGGGCAGGGCAGGGGTGCCATAAGCATAGGGTAGCTTCTCCAGCTTATCCAGCCAATCGTCTGCGTCACTTCCGACCCCTTCCAGAAAGTCAACTATGTGTACTTCCCCGTTGACAATCTGATAGAACCATATAGCGGTCGCATCGCGGTGGCCGATATCCCATGCCGTGAATACGGGTAAATCCTCGATAAATGGCTCGGGAAATTCGATCTGCTGGTGTTCGTATTTACCCAGTAATTTACCGAAGATACTGCCGTAATTGATACCTTCCCAAGAGCAGAAGTATTCTTGTTCGATAATCTCGTCTGCAACGCCTTCGTCACGCTCGGATTGAACATTCTCCGGGGTGATAATTCGCCGCCCGTCATTACGGAAGGTATCGTTGACCGTTTTTGTGCTTGTAAACCACTTAGAAGCCGTTTGAACATTTTTCCACTGTTTATACGCATGATTTTTGCCTCGGGGTGTAGTGATAAAAGCCGCAAAACCGCCGTTCTCCAAAAGGATGGGACGCACGAAGTCCCATGCGGCAGGGTCAGAGAGCGCCCATTCTGAGAAGATTACGCCTATCGGATTGGAGCCGACTAGGCTATTGTAATTGTCAGAGCCAACTACCTGATAAAATGACCCGTTTTTCATGCGGAGAGTCATTTCATTTTCATTGGACACTTCAACCATATCCTTTGGGAAGGCTTGGTTAATAATTCGCCGTCCATTGAAGTCAATGCCGTTCCACACCACTTTCCGGCCTTGGTTAAGGGTCGGTAGCAGATGCCAATAGGTGCCTACGCGCATCTGAGAGGTCACAGCAAGGCCATTGATTCCGCAGGAGTCTTTACCCGCGCGACGATGCCAGTTTAGGAAGGCCCGTTTTTCGTATGGAAACCCACCATCCTCAAATAGATAGTCGAAAAACTCCCTCTGGTGCGCCATAGGGAACCAATCGTTCGGCAAACGTATGTTCTTGTTGGGCCGATAATCACGCATCAGGTGGCCCCACTCTCACCGAACTCAAAACGCGCGCTACGAGAGGCAACAACGGCCCGATCAACCCGGCTATAGTAGCCATAAGGTAGAATGGTGTATTTTGACCCTTCACTACAGTTACAAAGCCTCGCGTTGTAGCCATAAAAAGCAAGGCCAATCCTGCTGCAAATAGGGCACTCGCACCATTCATAGGGCATATCAGTCCCACCGCCGGGGAAACAGGCATAGTTCTCATCACTGTTCGACCCCGGTGGCCCAGTCATGATATAGGCCATATGCTTTGTATGCTTGGCAAGCGCACACGCCTTGCTAATCTCTGCCTCCGTGGGAGAAGTCCCTTTGATTTCGATAAAAGCCTTCATGCCGGGGAGCCAGAAGTCGGGCAGGTAGTAATTACCATCCAGCCGGTAGCCCTGTGGCTCATAATCGTACCGGATGCCAAGGGTATCGAAGAATACCGCCCAACGGGCCTCAGTCCGAGAGCGGAAGTTATAGCCCTTGTATCGAGTTTGCAGAGCTTTGTTGATTCGGGGCATAGGTTTTGGGGGGTGTAGGGGGACGATAGCCATTATCTGACTCCGGGTAAGTGTCTGACGGCTAGAAAGTATAGCCGCCCGTAAATGCTGCACCAGACTCCCACTCCGTCAACGATCATCTTGCCCTCAAGGAAAGATGCCCTGTTCTCAGGCGTTGACCAAGCGAAAATCCACCATTTCTTAGCCCATTGCGGGTTCGGCATTTCGCTTCCTTCCTAGTCCTAACAGTTTAGCGCATACCGCGCAGTAGGCATCATCGCCGGAGAAAACGAACCCTTCCCGCCGTGCTGATTTCTTGAGTTTCAGCCGGGGGATATTTCCGTATGTGAATCTCCCCTCACTGGGCTTGGCACAGGAGTTACATACTATCTCACACCAGATAGCGATAGCCATTTCATTCCCCTTGTGGCACTACCTTGACGTTGAGCCTTTGTGCCTGCCCTTCGGTCAGCATATCGGCCAGATTGATCTGGATATTTACCCCGTTGCCTCCGCCGCCTCCTTTGTTTTCCTGCACACCGCCAAAGTGCTTGAGCAGGGAGGTCAACTCAGGAGCATGGAATTTCTTCTTCCTGATATGGCTGCCTTTAGAGGTCACGATATCAACCAGTTCCTCCCCTAGCAACTTGGGCATGATTTTCATGATCTGGTTTTCTACCCATTGGTCATTAATCAGCTTATGGGCTGCAACCTCCTTCTGCAAGTCGCTGATATATGCCCGTACAATCGGGTTGTTGTAGAGCCTCTGAACGAATGCGGGCGGAACGTCCATCAGACGGGCAATCTTCTTGAGCGAAGTGCCGGACAAGACGAACTCCAAAGCGAATTGCCTTTGGATGGGGGTCAAATTGACGTATCCCTCCGCCCGTGCGACCGAAACCGCTTTCGATATACCCGTTGGGGTATCTTTCACCCATGCGGATTCGGGGTCAACTCCCGTCAGGGGTACTGGCATTTGGCTCATTGGTGAATTCCTTTACCGTGGTGCCGTTACGATAACCAGCCTCGTACCCGCGCTCGTATCCTTGCAAATACGCCTCGTACATCGAATGGTTTAGCCAGCTTGGCTTGGGTGGAAACGGTTGGGGGAATGGGAGTTGTCGGGGGTCGGGTTGTGGCACGGGTTTGTCCACTATCTTCTCCTTGATTGCGGCCACGAAATTTCAATCCTTCTGCGGGGTCGTTCATGACGGTTTAATCCAGTTATTGCCGAAGGCTAGAAACTGCATCCAGCGCCAGAAACGGTTAGGTACTTGCCCTTCATTGGGTATCAGGGTCAAGCATCCTTTCATGCCGAACAATTCGCACTTCCATCCACTCGGCTTCGGAAAATCCATAAAACGTACATGGATATCCTCGGGTACTTCCAATCCGTTAGCGGGGTCTATACGGGTCATCATCTTGCTCCCTTTATATTGCGTTCCATGCCAGCGAGATTTGGCATCATTTTTCCTTCTAAAATTCCCCAGTACCGGGAACCCCTGCTCCGCCTCACTCGGGATATGATCGTCAGCAAGTCGTATAACGCATCCTCATTGCCTGCCAAAGCCAGTCGCCTCGGTAGCCCGGTGTAAAATACCCAGTCTTTAGGGATAACCAAGCCGCCAAAGGCTTCGACCCGATAAGGCATGGTCTCCATGTTAAGAATCGGCGTGTCCATACTCTCAGGTATAGCATAAGGGGTCAGGGATAGCAAGGTCTGGAATTGGTCATGGTTAGGTGGGTCTCATTTGGTGGCGAGACAGAATGGGGGTGATGGAGGGGTAGTTAAAATGGGGGTTGGAGTTACCCCGGATTTTCTGTTTGGTTCTCTTTTCGAGGTTGGGGGTCATACTAGCTAGCAGTCGGGGGTCGTTTTTCCGCCTATATACCGCCCTACTCCGCCGACCGTGTCTCAGAGGCCGCTAGACCGCCTCCTGACCGCTCGTCGGCCTAGCCATACCGTCCGTCTGCTTTGGCCTTCGGTTGGCATGGAACGTGCATGGCCTTGGGCTGGCATGGTTCGTGCATGGGACGGAAGGGGGGCAGGACGGTAGCGTATTGACGCGCTGCAACATGGGCGAGCCGGGGCCTATGCTGCGCTGCAACATGACAGCCGCCCCCGTTCCGTGCTACGCGCTCCAATGCTGCACCGCAACATGACACCGACCCCCGAAGTGTGCTAGCGCCTACGCGCCGCTTGACACCGCCCGCCGACTGTGGCAGGGCCGGGTGTACTACCTCACCAACACACCCCCAAGCACAGACCGCCGCCCACTGTCAAGCGGTTTACGCTTGGCACGGTTCGTGCATGGGCCGGGGGCCGAAACCCCCCATGCGCTAGAACCGCCTAGAACGCCCTCAGAGCCGTTTGACCCCCCGACCCTGTACCAGCGCCGCTCCCCCTCGGAGTTATGGCCTCCTGCGCGATTTAGCCTGTTTCAGCGAGGGGAAACCGAGGTTTCAGGCGCGGGGGACTCTGGCAGCGATGGGCGGAGCGCGGGCGGCCCCTCCACCGCCCTAGGGCCATGCGTTGCCAAAGGCTCCGCCCCGGTCAGGGGTCTAGGATCAGGGGTCACACCCCCTTTTCACATTGGCTTAAATGGGAAGGCCCTAGCTCATGCAAAAAAACAGGCCCCCTCTCTCTCATGTATTAATTAAAACACCCCTGACCCCCTAGACCCCCCAGACCCAAACCCAAGCAAATCAAGCACTTGGCCGGGGTCAGCCCTCCGCCTAGGGTCAGCCCTCAGCCATGACCCTCCCGGCCTTTGGCAATGCTGGCCCATGCTCAAGGGAGGGGCTTGACGGTAGCCAATATGCCGGGTGTACAATGCTTGCGAGCCAACCCGGCTCGCACCGCCCAACCTGAACGGAGCTAGACCCCATGACCATCAAGACCCTCGCCGCTGCCAAGACCGAACTCCGCACCGCCCGCATGACCATCACCAAGCGGGACGGGGAATACCGCGTTGCGTTCGATGCCTCTTGGAACATGAGCCAAGCCGACCAAGAAGCTACCTCCTGTTACACCGACGATTTGACCGATGCTGTCAGCACCGGCCAGCACATGAGCCGCACCATGACCCTCAAGGTGTCCCCCCCGGCCCTCGCCCTGACCCGGAACGAACTGTGCTTGTTGGAGGCCCTGACCAATGCCGAAATCCGCACCGCCCGCCGCCAGCTTCAAGCCGTGGTCAATGCCCCGGAGAGCTACACCGCTAAAGCCCTCGCCGTGCATCTGGCCGAACTGCAAGTGTTGACCGCCAAGCTGGCCGATGAGCTAGACGGCAACCGCCGCACCGCTGACTTCCTGCCCCTCCCGACTGCCTCGGCGGCGCTGTAATGATCGCCGGTCTCCTCATCCTCTCCACCGTGGCGGGGCTGTGCATCTTCGCCGCCATTCGTACCGCCCTCCGTTCCATCCTCTAAGGAGCTACACCATGACCACCAAGACCCGCGCCAACGCTCTCAAGACCCTCTGGTTTGTTCGCATGGAAAACCGCAAGGACGGAGACCGGATTGTGTATTGCCTGACGGCTACGGATGAGGCCGAGGCAATCGCCAAGGGGCTAGAGGGTATCGCTGACGCCTACCGCGCCGACTACACCCGGAACACGGCGGAGGCCATTTGTCAGACCCGCGAAACCGTGGAGTATTTCCAGCCGGTCTAAGGCCCTAGCCCTAGCCCCTCCTGACCGGGGGGCTATATCTAGACCCTTCACCACCCCGCCCACAGCCCAAAGGAAACGCCGCCATGACCACCGCCACCCTCGCCGCTACCTCCCCCTTCACCTTCTGCTATTACGTCAGCACGGGCCGCCTGAATGCCATGTACACCCTTCGTATGTTCCGGGAGGGTGGCCCGGTCTCCGCTTGGTACACCCCGGATTTCTATCTCTGCAACCTCAGCACCGACCCGGTAAAGGCCGCCGCCAAGGCTGAGGAATACGTTGCCCGCATCCGGGGCCACCAAGAGGGGCAGGGAATCACGGTTAACCTTTGCACGGAATCGGAGTACACGGCCATGAAGCGCCGGGGCAATCTCTCCGCCCGTCAGACGCACCAAATCGCCACCATCGAATCGGGCGTGTTTCCCTTTGGCAAGCATGGCGGGGCCAAGATCAGCGAAGCCCCGGCCAGCTATCTCCTTTGGTTCGCTGACAAGGCTAAAGACCCCTCCGCCGATGCCGTGATTCAGGCCCTCGCCGCCGCTTGCTACGGGGCCGCCTTGGAGGCTGGTCATATCGCGGCCCGTCAGGCCGTCCGGGATGCTCAGGCCGAAGTAGATGCGCTGTCCTGCCACGTTGGCACGGTCGGCCAGCGGCTAGACCTGACCGGCACCCTGTTTTACTGCTTCATGAAGGTGTCCGAATTTGACGGTTCGACCTACTTCATTAACAAGCTGCGCGTTGGTTCAGATATCGTGGTCTATATCGGGAACCAGCTAGGCGAGAAGGGCGAGACCATTACCCTCCGGGCCACCGTGAAGAAGCACGACGAGTACAAGGGGGTCAAGACCACCACCGTTAACCGCCCCAAGGTCTCCAGCCGAGGCTGAGGGGGTTAGCCCTAGCCCCCATAAGGGGGCTATATCTAACCGCTTCACCGCCGCGCCTAGAGCCTCTAAACCACCACCCGAAGGAGCTACACCATGACCACCGAGAAAACCGCCCCCGTTGCCTATGCTTGCCTGACCTCCGACAAGGCCCGGAAACTGGCCGCCGAGTTGCTCCGCCTAGCTGACAAGGTGGAACAGGCTGCGACCGTTGGAATCGCTGGCGCGTATGCCTACGTCCGGGAGCATGAGCTAACCGCCGAGACCGGCGAGGCAGATATCCGCGTCCGGTTCCGCATTTCTAACGACCGTCCCGACCGTTCATAAAAATAGGGGCCGGGGGGTATTGCAATTCCCTCCGGCTTCCCTGACCATATCCCTACCGGCGGCAATCTCGCCCCGGCCCCGGCCACCGGCCAACCTGAAAGGAGTTTCACCATGTCGCACCTCGCCGCCCGCTTCGCCGCCCCCGTGCAGTTCCGCTCCGAGTCCCCGCTTTCGGATGCTCAGATCATGCGCGTTGCCCCGTCCATCTTCGCCACCGATGCACACCACAGCCGCAGCAGCCGTTATTCCTTCGTCCCGACCGTGGAGGTTCTGGCCGGTCTCCGCCGTGAGGGTTTCGAGCCGTTCATGGTCGGCCAGAGCCGGACGCGCGTTGCCGACAAGCACGAGTTCACCAAGCACATGATTCGGCTGCGCCATGCCTCCATGATTAACGCCGCTGAGGCCAATGAAATCATCCTCATCAATAGCCATGACGGAACCTCCAGCTACCAGATGCTTTCCGGCATGTTCCGCTTTGTGTGCATGAACGGGCTGGTCTGTGGCGACGTTTCCTCGGATATCCGGGTGCGCCACAAGGGGAACATTGTGGACGACGTGATCGAAGGCGCGTTTAGCGTGGTGGACTCCTTCAAACAGATCGAAGATCGCCGCGACACGTTCAAGGCCCTCACCCTGACGGGCCGCGAACAGGAGTTGTTCGCCGGGGCCGCTCTCCTGACGAAGTACGAGCCGGACGAAGTGACCGGCGCGACCCCCATTCAGGCCAGCCAAATCCTCCGCCCGCGCCGCTATGATGACAACGGTAACGACCTTTGGAGCGTGTTCAACCGCACCCAAGAGAACCTGATTAAAGGCGGTCTCCGGGGCCGTACCGCGACCAACCGCCGCACCACTACCCGCGAGGTTGCGGGCATTGACCAGAACGTCAAGGTGAACCGCGCCTTGTGGACACTGGCCGAAAGCATGGCCGCCCTGAAGGCCGCCGCGTAACCCGCCCGGAGGGGGGCCAATCCCGGCCCCTCTCCACCCTCCCGACCCTGACCAGAGAGACCCGCCCCCATGACCACCGCCGCCGCCCGTGCCGCCGCTGTATCCCCTGAGACCGCCATTATCGTCCCGGACTATCCCTATGGGTTCCGCCTCCGCTGCAAGCTGCGCGTATGGGTGGAGTACAAGGCCGGAAAGGGCTTCCGCTATTGCACCCAAACGAGCAACCCGAAGAAGCCCGGCGAGGTCTGGAACAAACCAAAGGCCGGAACATACAGCCGCGTCAGCATGGCAATAGGCGTTGACCCTTTGGGCCGCCTGTACCCCTCCGCCCTGACGGAATACTCAGACCTTGACCAATACGCCGCCTTTGAGGCCGCGCACGGCCCCGCCCTTAGCCCCCATGCCGCCGCCTCGCTGGCGTACTTCCGGGAGGTCAAGACCGCTTACGAATCCAAGCGGGCAGAACTGGGCGTTGACAATATCTACACCACCACCCCCGAGAATCAGGCCGCTTTGCAGGTTGCCGCCGTCCGGGTAATCCATGCTCACACCAAGGCCGGAACGGCGTACTAATGGCCGACCAGA